CCTATTGCTATTAATTTATACGAGAAAGGAGAAATAGATGGCAATTAATTTTGAAGCAGATCAACAAGATGCAATGAAAAAAACTGAAAATATTCAGTCTTTAGCAGATCAAGTTGAAAGGTTAGAGGGTTTACTTAACAGAATAGAGTTAAGTGAAAATAATTTAAAAGAACTTAAAAAAGAACATCAAAGAATATCGGGAGAAGTGATTCCTACTATGATGTCTGAAATGGGTCTTGCAGAATTAAAACTGCATGATGGGTCTCATTTAAAAGTTTCAACGTCGTATCGTGCTACCATTACGGAAGCAAATAAAGAGGCGGCATTTAACTGGCTTCGTAACAATGGACTAGGTGATATAATTAAGAACGAGATCTCAGTATCATTTGGTCGTAACGAAGATAACAAGGCAGCAGATTATGCTGAACTTGCGAAGGGTCAAGGGTTCCAACCGACACAAAAGATGAAGGTTGAACCCATGACTCTGAAAGCGTTAGTCCGTGAACGTATTGAGGCAGGCAAAGACATGCCAACGGAAATCTTCGGAATATTTTCGGAGAATAAAACAACAATAAAAAGGAACAAGTAACATGAACCAAGTAGCAACAAAAAAAGAAGGAGCGTTAGCAGTTAACACGTTTGAAGCTGACGCAAATCAAGGTGCTCAAAATATATCGCAAGAAGATCTTGCGTTACCTTTCTTAAAGATTTTGGGACAACTATCTCCAGAGGTTAACAAAAGAGATGGTAAATATGTCGAGGGCGCTGAACCCGGCAAAATCATAAACACGGTTACTAATCAACTCTTCGATGAGGTCAACGTTGTACCATGTCATTACAAAAGACAGTACATCGAATGGCAAGATCGAGGACAAAGCACTGGTGCTCCTGTAGCAATACATGAAGCAGATAGTGATATAATTAGTCAAACCACTAGGGACAAATCGTACAAAGATAGATTACCAAATGGTAACTATCTTGATAACACTGCGAATCACTTTGTGTTGCAGCTAGGTGATACTCCTCAATCTGCTTTGATTTCTATGAAGTCTACTCAACTTAAAGTTAGTAGAAAATGGAATTCAATGATGATGGGTTTAAAAATGCAGGGTAAAAACGGTTTGTTTACTCCGCCTACTTATAGTCACATTTATAAACTAAAGACTGTTCAAATGTCTAATGACAAAGGAACATGGTTTGGTTGGGATGTAGAAAAAGTTGGTCCTGTCACAGACAAAGGTATCTACGACATGGCTAAGAGTTTCGCTATTAGTGTAGGTAAGGGTGAGATTGAGGCTAAACATAGCTCGGATGAACCAATAAAACAAGGTTCTTCAAACTACTAGAATCCTAGGTAGTGGGCGGTTAAGCTAGCGTGGATCCGCCCACTTAAAAAAGCTATGGAAAATATTAGAAAGTTTACAGAAATATTTGAAGGATTAGATCGTGCTCATGGTGTCACTAAAGTTACAGAATCAATTAGTAATGGCACAAAGATAAAAGGTAAATCATTTGTTAAAAGAGAACCTGTTACAGATGAGTTATGGCAAAAACATTTAGAGGGTGTAGATAGTTTAGGTGTAATACCAATCAATGATGAGAACAAATGTAAATGGGGTTGCATAGATATAGACTCTTATGCAGGATTTGATCACAAACAATTAATAAATAAAATTCAAAATTTAAATTTACCACTAATAGTATTTAGGTCTAAGTCAGGTGGTGCACATGTGTTTTTATTTACATCTGATTATGTGTCTGCTGCACTGATGCAAGATAAGTTAAATGAGATTAGATCTGTATTAGGTTATGGTGGATCAGAAGTTTTCCCAAAACAACGTGAATTAAAATCCAAAGATGATACAGGAAATTTTTTAAATTTACCATACTTTAATGGTGATAGAACAACAAGATATGCTTTTGATAAAGATGGAAATGCTGTTACACTAGATGGTTTTTTTAGTTTGTATGAAGATACAAAAGTTATAGATATAGAAACAATAAAAGTAGAAAGACCAAAATCAGAGTATAGTGATGGACCACCATGTATTGAGTTAATGATGCAAAACAGAGTTGGTGAGGGTGGTAGGAATAATGCTCTATTTCATTATGGTGTGTATGCTAAGTCTAAATGGCCACAGAATTGGAAATCAAAAATAGTTATATTTAACGAAAGTGCGATGGAACAACCATTGTCTGATACAGAAGTAAACATAATCACTAAACAACATGATAAAAAAGATTGGGGTTATAAGTGTAATGACCAACCAATGTGTAGTCTATGTGATAAAAAATTATGTAAGACAAGAAAGTTTGGTATTGGACAAGAAGCTGTGTTTCCTAATTTAACAGACTTGCAAGTCGTTAACTTAGAAGAACCATATTATTACATGAATGTAGATGGAGATAGATTATATTTAGACTCTGCAAAACATTTGACTAATCAAGCTTTGTTTCAAGAAGAATGTGTTAAGCAACTTAGATTTAATCCACCAACATTAAAGACAAACGAATGGAAACAAAAGACTAATATTTTATTAGAAGGCGCAGAGATAACGGAGCCGGCTGAGGGAACAGGAACCAAGGACATACTTAAAAATTATTTAGAAGACTACTGTTTAAATAGAGTTAAGAAAGATGACTTTGAAGATCTTAAAAACGGTGGGACATATACAAAAGATGAATACCATTACTTTGTATTTGACAATTTTTTTCATCAATATCTATCTCGTAGACATTGGAAAGTGCAGTATCAAAGAACATCGCAGATGTTAAAAGATCACTTACATTGTTTTACAAAGAGAGTTGGAAAAACTAAACTCTCAGTTTTTGTAGTAGCTAGGTTTGATAAAAAAACACAAACATATAAACAAAAAACTTTTAGCAAGGATAATTACTAATGAGAAAGATAATTTACGGACCACCGGGTACAGGCAAGACTTATTATTTAATGAATGAACTAGAGAAAGTATTACAAAAAGTTGAACCAAGTAAGATAGGTTATTTTACGTTTTCAAGAAACGCAGCACAAGAAGGTAAGAGTAGAGCTATGGATAAGTTTAATTTAACAGAAAAAGACTTACCATATTTTAGAACTCTCCACTCATTTTGTTTTAATATATTAGGTCTAAAGAAAGAAAATGTAATGCAAGAAAAAGATTATAGAGACTTGGGTAGAGATCTTCAGATAGAGTTTGAGGGTATTCGATATGATCATGACCACGAAGGTGTATTGCATTCTAAAGATCCTTATATTTCTTTAATTAGTTTAGCTAGAAATAAAAGAATGTCACCGATAGATTTATATAATCAAAACGGTAACAGCTATAACTTAACATACGATAAGTTAGACATAATCAATAAAGAACTTTATCGTTATAAAAAACAAAAAGGATTAATTGATTATATAGATATGTTAGAAAAATTTTTAGACAAAGGTGAAAGCCCTAAATTTGAAGTCATATTTGTGGATGAGGCACAAGATTTAAGTTTGATACAATGGGACATTGTTAAGAAATTAGAAAAAAGTTCTAAACAATCTATTATCGCAGGCGATGATGACCAAGCTATTTATAAATGGAATGGTGCAGACGCAGATAGTTTTATTAATCTTGAAGGAGAAAAAGTTATTCTTCAACAATCTTATAGGGTGCCTCAAAAAATATTTAATGTGGCTAACAATATTATTAAAAAAGTTAAGAACAGAGTAGAAAAGAATTGGGTTCCAAAAGAAGACTTAGGAGAAGTTAAATATCATTGGGAAATAGATAGAGTAGACTTATCTCAAGGTGAGTGGTTAATATTGGCTAGAACAAATTTATTTCTAGAAAAGATAGCTTATTACCTAGATCAAAATGATTTTTATTTTCAACGTAGAAACTCAACTCCAAGAGTTAAAAATATTTATTCTTTAATAGAAAATTGGAATAAATTAAGAGAAGGCATCCCTCTACATTATAATGATTATAAAAAGATAACTAATAAAATGTCTAAAAATGTAGACTTAAAAAGTATGAAACACATGTCTAAAGAAGATTTTTATGACATGGATACTTTAAAAGAAAAATATGGTTTAAAAACTGATGAAGAGTGGTATATTGCTTTTGATGATTTAGGAGATCATGAGATAAGTAAAATACAGAAATTAATAAAAAATGGAGAAGATTTATCTAAAGACCCTAGAATTAAAATATCAACTATACATGGGGTAAAAGGTAATGAAAGAGATAACGTAGTTTTGATAACTGATTTAAGTAATGCAGCATACTATAAGTATTTAGATAATCCTGATGATGAACATAGGTTATTTTATGTTGGTGTTACTAGAGCTAAGAAAGAGTTAAATATAATTTATGCAAAAACAGAAAGGGGTTATGACATCTAAAGATATATTTGAAGAAGCTTTTCCACAAGATAAACAAATTGGGGGATCTCATTATAAATCTTTTCACATACAGCCGTATGAATTTATTTCAAAGAATGATCTTTCATTCTTTCAAGGCAATGTTGTGAAATATGTTTGCCGTTATAAAAATAAAAA